CGCATCCTCGTTGTTGTCCACCAGCCTCTCCACACGGCCGTCGAGGTGTATCATATCGGTGTATCCTACCTGCTTCCAACCCCTCCCGACAGGGGGTGCGGAGGTGTGCCAGCGACGGATCTCGTCGGCCGTCACCTCACGCCCTTCGGGGGTGGCGGTGCAATGCAGTACCAGATATTTCAACTTTCCCATGACTTACTCAGCTTGATAGCCACTGGCCATAACGACACCCGCATCCGCTTTCTTGAACATACAGATGAAGTAATGGCGGAAATTGACTTTGTTACGTTGGTACTCGGGGTCGTTCTCGGCCGGACTCCAATACATCTTGGTAGAGCCGGTGGCCTTGAACACCCGCGGTGTATAGAACGCGAACGAACACTGGAATTCTCCGGTAGAGGCCGTGGCTCCCACAGCTTTCTTTTTGCCGGCAGTGGTATACAGCGGGTTATTGGCATACTCGTAAATGTCGAAGCCGTACATTCTGCCTACCTTGCCTTCACCCCGGTTGATATTGTACTGTTCCTTGAAATTCTGTTCGGTCTCGAGCAGGTCGTTCACGTGATCCGGGCAGAGAACCAGACGCCGATTGGTCGTGGGGACTTTCAACTTGTCGAGAGCCGCTTTCATTCGTATCACGTCGCTGATTGTCAATTTCAAACGCCCTGTCTTTTCATCCCGGCTTCCGGTCGTCGTCAAAACGGGAGTGGTCGCAGTGTCTTCATTCGCACACAGGGCATGGGCCGACTTGGCGAATTTACTGTCGTTTATCGCGTTGGCATGGCTTTCTTTCACCCGTGCGATCTTGTCGTAGCTCAGTGCATACAGCTCGTCGTCGGTAATCGGGGTTACTTTCGTCTGGAACTTGTCGAGGCTGATGGAGATGTCTCCGTCTTTCAATTCCTGCAAGGTAATGGGATAAGTCGTGTTGTTGATCAGCACGTCTGGGTCGACACCGACATCGACGAGATGGATTACATCGTTATTCACTACCGACGAGCTGTCGGGCACGCCATCGAGCCATGTGCCTTCAAGGCCGGCCCGCAACGACTTGACCAGTTCGCCCGTCCAGATTTCCGTTAATACGCCTTCGCGGAGCGTACCGGCGGGAAGAGCTCCTCCGATTACGCCGGAAACGATATTCATTCCTATGGCTCCGGTCAGCGGAGAGAGTCCGACAGCCGCGCCCAGCAAAGCTCCTGTAACTGCGTTGAACAGGAGCGAAAAAAGAATCGCTACGATTTTGCTCATTGTTATTTCGTTTTTAAGGTTGATACTCAAATTTCGCACTCCATGCCATACTCGGCTCTGTACAGGCGTCTGTATTCGTCGGGCTGCTCTTTTCTCAGTTCCAACAACTTGTCGGCAGGCACTTCGCTAAGTTTCGCATATTTTCCCGGATCTTCCACTTTTCCCGTGCCTTGATGGCCGAGAACAGTCGAGAGCTTCACATGCGGCGACATGGCAGAGAATATCGACGACAGTTTTTCCGCACCGATCTCTTTGCCGAGGTTGACAAACTCCTCTTTCTTGTCCGCGGAGATTCGTTTCTCACCGATGGCCGTATTTACAAGGGCCGTGATATTGGCGAGGGTCAGCTCATCTTTTTCCCGTTTGAGTCGCACATTCTCCTCCTGGGCTGCATGGAGTTCGCCGAGTTTAGCAGTGATTTCGGCCTCGGTCGCCGTTTCCGGCAGCCCTAACTGCAAGGCTAATTTTTTTTGTTCCATTTGTTCCTGTTTTATAGGGTTAGTATTCAAGATGGGCAGCGGGCATTCGCCGTCCTTGCCCAATGTTATTTGTTTTCCGTCTTTTTTGAGCACGAGGGCATCGTCGTTGGCCCCGATGTCCACGACCGATACCTCGAACAGTTTGCTTTTGACGATGGTCGGGCTGGTCTGTCCCACAACCAGGTATTCGCTGTCCTCGCTCATCTCTATGATGTCGAGCCCGGCGCTGACCATTTTCAGGCTCCCGAATTCGAATTGGCGCTTGCAGCGCTTGCTCAGTTCGGTCACCTCGTCAAAGACCAGCTCTCCGGTCACTTCGTCGTTTTCTATCCGTATGTCCTTTACGTAACCTATGACACTCCCCCGTTCGTGCATATACAGCAGCACGGGGTTGCGCATATACTGCTCCACGTCCATACCGGCCGTCAATACCCGAGTACCATAGCTGTTCAGGCTGTCGTTCGATATACGCACTCTTTTTCCCATTGAAATCTGTTTTTTGATTGTGATTGTGACTTTTTGATTGCGATTGTGACGCAATATTACAGGCTAAATATCTCATCTCCAAAAATGTATGAAACGGTTGCATACTTCTGTGAAACCATTTCACAGAAGTTTGGAAACGCGGCGAAAACCGACCAATTTTGCTCATGCAACACGGTTGCAAACAGCCGTTTCAATTCTATATTCCATAAAACGATATGACAAAGGCCGAAACCGAAAAGAAAAAATCATTGGCGCGGACGCTGTATATGGCCGGACTCGGGCAGAACGAGATCGCCGACAAGGTCGACGTCTCCCGCGTGACCGTATCCAAGTGGTGCAACACCGAGGGCTGGAAAGAGGCGCGCGCCGCCAAGAATGTAACCCGTCCCGAACTGGTCAACAAACTGCTGCTCACCATCGACACGCTCATCACGCAGGTCAACGATTCGAAAGATCCTGCGCTCGTTGCCGGATTGGGCGACAAGCTGGCCAAACTGTCGGCAGTCATTGAAAAACTCGACAAGAAGGCCAACGTGGTCGATGTCATCGAGGTGTTCATGGCATTCTCCAAATGGATCGAGTTCCGTTCGACCGTCGACCCGGAAGTGACCCCCGAACTCATCAAGGCCATCAATAAGTATCAGGACTTATACATCACCCAACAGATGGGAATCAAATAAGGAGGGGAGCTGCCTATGGCTACGCAAACGGAAAAGAAACTGGCATACGAACGGTGGAAAGAGCTCTGCAAAAGGGTACAGTCCATCACGGATACCTCCGTCATGGCTCACGAGACACTTGCCGAACAGGACAGGCGCAAGCAGCGTCTGCTGAACAACTATGCCGCTTTCTGCGAGTATTATTTTCCCCACTATCTCACCCTGCGCGACAAAACCACCGGAGAGGTGATCCGTACCGTGCACAATGCTCCCTTTCACAATGCGGCAGCCGTCAAGGTCAGAAACACCCCCGATTTGAAGGCGGTATTCCAATGGCCGCGCGGCCACGCCAAATCGACCCATTTCGACATCTTTATACCGATCTGGCTCATGTTCCAGCCCAAACGTCTCATCAATTTCATGGTGGTGGTCGGCAAGTCCGAGGACAGTGCCGTCAGGCTTCTGGGAGACATACAGGCCGAGCTCGAACACAACCAACGCCTTATCGCCGATTTCGGGAAACAGCGGGGCAGCGCCTCCTGGCAGGAGGGGGAATTCAAGGCCGCCAACGGGGTCAAATTCCTGGCCTGCGGACGGGGGCAGTCTCCCCGTGGTCTGCGTGACCGGGAAAGCCGCCCGGATTATATCGTCATCGATGACCTCGACGACGATGAGCTCTGCCGTAACGAGAAGCGGGTGAACGACCTTACCGCCTGGGTGAAAGAGGCGCTCTTCGGAGCCCTCGACGTGGGGCGGGGCCGGTTTATCATGGTAGGAAACCTCATATCCAAAACCTCCGTTCTGGCGAACATCGCCAAGACAAAGGGCGTACATGTGTCCGTCATCAAAGCCGTCGACACAAACGGGGAACCGGTATGGAAGGAGAAGTGGACCAAAGGGGAGGCTCTGGCTTATCGGGATTTCGTGGGGTATCGGGCATGGGAAAAGGAAATGATGCACAACCCGATAGTCGATGGTTCTATCTTCCGGCACGAGTGGATTCGGTTCAAACGGTTGCCCAGGCTCTCCAAATATGAAATGCTGGTATGTTATACCGACCCTTCTTTCAAATCGACCACCTCCAACGACTACAAGGCATGCCGCCTGTGGGGGAAAATCGGAACGGAACTGCACCTCGTCGACTGCTTCGTGCGGCAGGCGACGGTAAGCGAAATGGTTCGCTGGCTGTACGACCTCTACGAGAGGACGCGGGACGAGGCCGCCATTCAATTCTTCATGGAGGCCAACTTCATGCAGGACATCATTCTGGACGAGTTTTCGGCCGAGGGAAACCTGCGGGGTTACCAGTTGCCCATCATGCCCGACAAACGCAAAAAGCCCGAGAAGTTGCAGCGCATCGAGGCGGTAAGCCCGCTTTGGGAACGCGGCTTTGTCTGGTACAACGAACGGCTCAAAGATACGCCCGACATGCAGGTGGGAATTGACCAGACCTTGTCGCTCGAGCGGGGAAGCCGCATACACGACGATGCCCCCGATGCCGACGAGGGGGCGATATGGATGCTGCAACGCAACACCCGGCAAGAGAGTTTTCAACCGGTGTTCGGCAAGAGGCCGACCGCTAAAAATATATGGTAATATGATTGAATGGATTAAACGCATCATCTTCGCCCGAAAGTACAAACGGGCCGTCAAAAAGGCGAAAGAACTGGCAGAGCTGACAGGCCTGCGCTATTTCGTGATTTACCTTAACGGGAGCTTGAAGGTAGTACCTAAAAAGACCGTCAAGGAATTGGTCCAAAAACATCGTTTTCGCAAGGGGGTGACCGTCGGGGACATTGAGAAACGGGCATTGTTCATCACCAAATAGACGGAAAGGAGGCAGAGATGTTTGTCACGGAAGAGGATTACAGAGTGGTTATAGGCGAGACGGCTCTCAAGGTCATTTCGCAGGTCAGCGAGGAAAACCGCACCAATGCGGAAGCCGAGGCCCGGGAAGAGATAGCCGGGTATCTGCGACCCAAGTACGACTGCGAGGCGGTATTCAATGCCGAAGACGACGACCGCAACCGGCTCATCGTCATGTACACCTGCGATATCGCCCTGTACCACATGAGCGCCTCCATGCCCCAGAAGATGGGCAGCGAGATACGGGAGGAACGCTACAAGCGCGCCATCAAGTGGCTGGAAGGTGTACGGGCCGGGGGAATCATTCCCGACCTGCCGCTGGTCGTAGATAGCGAAGGAACACCCACCGGTGACACTTTCGCATACAGTTCACAACGCAAACTCAGACATAACTGGTAACCACTATGGATATTAAAGGTTTTTTCAGCGGACTTTTCCCGCACCGGCCCGACGACATGCTGCACACGCCTTACGGGGATTTCAATCTGGCGAAGAAAGACGACAAGCGACGGTTCCAAAAAATAGTCATCGATCTCCATCGCACTACCGATGCGCTTACCCGCAAGGACATCAGGGACTGGCGGAACGCCTGGCAGATGGCTATCAACATCGACAGCCCGAACCGGCAACGGCTGTACGACATCTACCGTGACGTGTCGGTCGATTTGCATCTGTCGGGGTGTGTCAAGCAACGCGAAGGGTTCGTCATGGCGAGGAGCTTCAAAATCGTGGATGCGAAAGGCGATGAGAATGAAGAGGCGTTGCACTATTTCAATCAGGAGTGGTTCAAACAGCTGCTGCTTTATGCCCTCGATGCCAATTATTGGGGACATTCGCTCATCGAGCTGGGCGATCCGGTCACCGACAAAGACGGGTATATCTGTTACGACGGGGTATGGCTCGTTCCCCGCAAACATGTCGTTCCCGAATATGGGAGGATTGTCGCGGACCTCGGCCAGGACTGGCGCTCGGGTATCGACTACCGGCGCCGTTTACCGACTGGCTCATCGAGGCAGGCCGGCCTGACGACCTCGGCCTCTACCTGAAAGCGGCCACGCAGACTATTCCCAAAAAGAACATGCTCGCCTTTTGGGACACTTTCGGGGAGATTTTCGGCATGCCCATGCGTATTGCGCGGACCACCTCCCGGGACAAAGAGGAGATCGGCCGGCTCGACCGCATGTTGCGGGAAGCGGGGGCGAGCCTCTCGATGGTGGCCGGGCAGGATACGGAAATCGAGTTCGTGGAGAGTGGCAAGGGAGATGCCTATAACGTATATGACAAACGTATCGACCGGGCCAACTCCGAGCTCTCCAAGCTCATCATCGGACAGACCATGACCATCGAGGACGGCAGCAGCCTCTCGCAGTCGAAGACCCATTTGGAGATTTTCCAGAACCTCGTGGAGAGCGATTGCGACAAACTCCGCGACATCGTGAACAACCAGCTTATCCCCCGTATGATTCGGCACGGATTCCCCCTCAAAGGGCTGCGTTTCGACTGGGACTATTCGGCCGACTATACACCCGAGCAGCAGGTGGCCTACGAGACGATGATAGCCGACCGTTACGAGGTCGACCCGGAATACTTCGCCGAAAAGTATAACATGCCGGTCGGACAGAGGCGGAACGCCCCGACGATAACCCCGGACGACGAGGGCAGTGACGGAGACGACGATGGGAATGGTGGCGATAACGACACCCGAAAGAACGCGCGCCCGACCGGTTTTTTCGACTGAGCCCCTCTGATTACGAGGGGCTGCACCACCGTTACCTTTCCCTGATGGGAGACGGCTTGACGCTGGCTTCGGAAGATAGCGTCGACGCGGAGCTTCGCAAAAGGATAGAGCAGAGCTTCGAGGGCATGATGTCGGCGTTATACCGGGAAACGGGGGCCTCGTTACGCATCGGCATACTGGCAGAGCCGGAGGCGCAGGAGTTTATCGAAGTGCACGCCGGGGTTCTCGATTCCTCTTTTCAAAAAGTGGAGATGTCCGGCCTCATGCGCCGGCGGTTGCAACGGTCCGACTACATCTTCTCCGGCATGAAGGCTTTCCACGAGATGAACGAGGCGTTCCCGTCGCTCATCGACGAGAACGGAAATCGAAAGTCGTTCGAACGGTTTTTGAACGATGTCCGGAAGATCGACAAGACCTATAACTCCAACTACCTTCGAGCCGAGTACAATTTCGTACAGGCATCGGCCGAGATGGCCGGCAAATGGGAAGGGTTCATGCAGGACGGTGACCGATACTATCTCCAATACCGCACGGCTCGCGACGGCCGGGTGCGCCCGGAACACGCCGCCCTTCATGGAGTAACCCTGCCGATAACGGATACCTTCTGGGAGGAGTTCTATCCGCCCAACGGGTGGGGATGCCGCTGTACCGTCGTGCAGGTGCGGAAATCCAAGCATCCGGCCACTCCGCACGATGAGGCGATGGCGCTCGGCGAACAAGCCTTGCAGCGCGACACGAAGGGAATGTTCCGCTTCAACCCGGGCAAGGAAGGAAAAGCCGTTCCCGATTACAACCCCTATACCGCCAGCCGCTGCCGGGATTGCGATATTGCCAAAGGAAAGTTCAATCTGGCGAAAAAGGTGTTTATTCCCGACAACGAGCTGTGCCAGGCATGCCAGTTGCTGAGACAAACATTGCAGAAAAGAAACAACAAGCGGCCTACGCTTCAAGAGTTCAAGGAACTTTCAGAAAAAATAAACAAATGGGCAGACAATAATCTCGACACCATACAACTCCAAAACTCAGCTAATACAATAAATCCGGCAAAACGTTCTTATGTGGCAAGCGGTGACGGATACAGAATCGGAGTTGGAAAAAAATTCTTCAATGAAATGATGTCCAAAAATAAGCGGAATCCGAAACTTCCAGACATTATAGAAGCATCCATGAAATTCCGAGAATGGATTCCGATGGCAACCAAGATACGTACAGAAGAAGGAAGGCATCACGATTTCAAATTTTCGGTTTACCATGCTACATGGAACGAATATACCATCGAATTCAAGTGTAAAATAACAGACGGAGAGTTGCTTTACAATATGACATTTATATAAAAAGAAAAGAACGACCGTCATACCCGAAGCCTGCACTCTTGCGAGCCGACATGTGAGTAACCCGTCGTTCCTAACTGCAAATATATAACAAATTCTCAAAATCGATTCATTTTGAGTCGATTTTTTTATCTCATGGATTTGATGGCCACACATCGATATATCTCGATGTTCTCCACGATGTCTTTGTGGTTGTGACCGGTATTGTTTTTGATTGAGTTTGGGAACTTTATTTATATGCTATAAATAGTTTATTTCACTTTTTTCGATTCTTCTTCTATTACTGCATCTTCAATATCACAATGAAGTTTATGCAATTTACGAAAATTATATATTTCATACAGAAGAGACATTGATATCCAAATTACAGCTATAAGCGTCACATCAACTACAAGCCAATTTCTCAATACATACCGATAATTTTCTTTATCCCATATCAACGCTGTTACCAGACATATTACTGATACGCCAAAGTCTCCCAATAACATATTCCGAACATGCATTATTGAAGCACGTAAGGAACTTCTCATAGAATTGTTAAGTATTTTAGATAGATTGAAAGATACTAATAGGCTCATGGATATGGAGAACACAATACCCAACACGGTAAATAGCGTCTGCAAAACAACAGTATTGCCACTTACATTTGCTACGGCAAGCAACAATGCTACAAACATCGCAAATAGGATACGTATGATCAGTTTACCCATTTTGTTGGTTCCTTATCTCACTTAAAAATCTTTCCATTTCCTGCTTCAATTGTTCTTCGACTATACGATTTGCTTCCAAGCATTCAATAGAAACCGTTTTTTTGACCTTGATTTCTTCTCCAGTGTATTTATTCCCATCTTTTGTTCGCAATATGAGTCCACTTTCACTTGTAATATTAGTCGCCACAGCGCCCATTATACGTTGAAATTCATCTCGTTCCATGTCTCTTGGCTTGCTTTTAACTTTAAGCAGCAAGCGAGCTTCTATAAGTTGATTATTCCTTATGGCATCAAGACTTTCTGTATCACCTATTACAGAGTTCAAGATGTCATCGGTTATATCATTCAATCTTACAGACAAAGATCTCGATTCACTCCCCGTAGGTCTTGCATTTATAGTAGTTCCACCCCCGATAAACTGTATCTCTTTTATCTGTGAAAGCCGTACACCATCAGGAAGTTTGGTCAATTCTGTAAACTCAAATAAGCGTTCTCCTCTCTCATGCTCAAGCAACCAATTTAGGTAGGTCTGCAACCGTTTAATATTTGTTGTTCCTGGTAGTGTTGTAACAAGATAATCATTATTAAGAGCGAAATAAAAATGATCTTTATACTGACTTTGGTCGGTACTTCCTGCTGTTATTTGAGCCATAGTTATGGTTGGTTGGTTAAATAACTCCTCACTTATTACACCACCATTATCAGCAGGAATTATACGCAATATTGTACCAAACAAAAATGAATTATTTGCTGACCATATATAATTTGCCAATAATTCTCTATCAGGATCATCCACATTAAGAGGCATTCGGCGTTGAGCAGCAGTTGACACTGGTGTAAGCACCTGTTCCAACAACCGCAATATACCCGAATTCGACTCCGTCAAATTCGGATTTGCAATACGAAACGCTCTGAGAGTAAACTTCTTCGGTGGTATTGTAGCCATATTTCTTTTTATTTTATTAACGAAATTCAAATATAAAAAAAATCCATCATTCTATTTAAAATAACGGACTTATTTACTTTTTATTACCTTTTATTCCCTTTTCTTTCGGTAGCGTCACGACTATTTTATGTTCTTTTCTATATAAACTTTTAGCGTAGGTGTTATTAGTCATTTAATCGCTTAAATGCCACACATCGATATATTTCGATGTTCTCCACGATATCCTCGTGGTTGTGGTTCGTGTCGCTCTCGACCAGGTCGAACTCCTTGAAGGCCTCACCCTCCATACAGCAGAGTGCGGCGTGTATCTCGTCCAGCAGGTCGAACACCTCTAAGCCCTCTTCCTGAAATTGGCTGCCGTCGCTCGTGCCGCCTTTCCAGTCCGTCACCACGTGCAACGCCACCTCCGGCTCGGCTCGATACTCCAAGCCGTTTACTATCGCATTCCATTTGATGGGCCGGAACTCGATAAACACGGCCGGACGCTCCCAGTTCTCCTCCTGCTCGATAAACTCCACGTTATGGTTCCACAAATCGATGTGCTTGATCGCACCGCCGCCGACCTCTTTCAGACGGTCGCACAGCATTCGGTAAAGTTCTTTTCTCATTTCCTCTCTATTGAAAAATCAACATTGAAATATTCATTTAAATTCTCCTCGATGATTTCGCGCACGATGCGCTCCACCTCCGGCCCTGCACCGAGGAATCGACGGCGCGGTATGCGAATCGTTGTTCCGGCTCGTTTGAGGGCCATAAAACGCCAGAAATCGGCCTCTGTGGAGAGTTGTCGCGTTCGTTTATCATTTCGACGCTCCCCGTTCTTTTTTCGTCCGAAACTGCCGGTTGCCTCGTAGTATTTATACCAGAAAAATCGCTTCATCTTGGCCGTCACCACGATCTCGCCCCCGTCGTTGTGTATGGAAGCATACGGCAGATCGGTGAAAAACGTGATGCTGTTCTCGGTCGTCCGGCTTCGCACACTCCTCCGCAAATTGCCTGTATCGATTAGGAGTGTACCGCCCGGGCGGTTCGGGCTTTTCCGTCTCGCCCACGCTTCGCTGAAAAATGCCTGTCGCTCGAAATTACGGTCGAACTCATCGCCGAGCTCCACCTGTATGTCCCGAAGTATCCGCTTGATTATTTTGCCGGCCTCTTCATTCATAGTCCTCGTCCTTAAAGAGCAAAAGCTGACGGGTCTCCTCGTCAGCTATGTGATTCTTTTCCTTCGCATCGGCATTGAGTATGTTGTAGAAGGTCCGTTCGGTAATGCCATAAACCGGATATATGTACCGTCGCCATATCTCCCGGTTCGGGACTCCCGACTTGACGTAACGGTCATATATCCTGTTTATATCTTCCACACGTTTCTTGTAACTTACTCCGCGCCGTTTTGCCATATGGTTTTATTCTGTCTTTTGGGGTTTGTACGGACGCACATCGAGCGTCATGTCGCAACTCACCATTACCCGGCCGCTCCCCTCACACTGGGGGCAGGGACCCGTTTTCCGAAATAACCGCCCGGAATAGATTTCTCCCGTGCCGTGGCATGCCCGGCAAATAGCGATTTTCGGGGCCTTCCTCACTTTCTGTATCATACCGCCTCTTCTCTTTTGGGTTCCACATAGAACGTCTCGTCCTGCACCACTTGTATGCCGCACTTGGCCATCATCTCGATCATCGATTTGCCAGCGCCAAGAGGGTCTTCGTCGGTCGTCACCATTGCCTCCCGGTCGGCAAGCATTTTGTCTTTGGCCAATTCCTCGGTCAGGCGCACATATCCCGGCAGGAACTCTTTGGTCAGTTGTAACGCACTGGCCCAGGTAAAGCCTTTGAGGGTTTTCAATTTAGGGGTGCCGGTGCGGAAGCCTATAACGCCGTGAGCCATTTCGAGGCTCTTTTTCTTGGCGAACAATTCGGTCTGGTTTTCTATGGCATAAGCCTGCAAGGTGTTGAATGCCTTCTCCTTCTCGCCTTCCAGTTCGGCCAACTTATTTGCATACCTCTCTCGGATCTTCGCGCACTGCAACTCGATGTCCGCTATAATTTTCATACTCTGTGCATCAGCCTTCGCATAGATGGCGAAAGCCTCGTCGGCAGACTCTCTGGTCACGCCGGAAATAATCACTTTCTTTTCTCTCTTTGCCATAAATTCATTGGTTTAATGGTTTGTTAATCACTGATAATATTGTTGCTTTCTAAAAGGGTCTTGAACGCTTTGTCCCGTGCGGCCTTTGTCTCATACTTCGCAAACGTTTCCCAAGCTCCGTTTCGCCCTGTACTGACTTTAATTCGTGGGGAAGGATAGTCATCTTTCCGTAGGATTGTGAAGCCGGCCGCTTTCACCTTGTTCTGGTCATCGATGTCCATAATCATCTTCCTCCTCGTAATTCTGCATTTCAGGCTCTTGACAGACCAATGCCGCCTCGTACTGCTCGTAGGTCCATTCGTTGATGTCGCTGTAAAACTCCTCCCGCTCTTCGGCCGACAGCCACGTCGCCGCTTCAAGGAGTTGGATTTTAATCCTGTCAAGGATTTTTCGTGATTCTGTTTTCATATCCGTTAGTTTTTAGGAGCGTGGGGGTCTATGATTACATAGACGGCCCTGCCCGGTTGTTTCACTTCGTGTTCTTGTCTCTTTTCCGTTTCCTTTACTTTCAGCCTTCCCTTCCGCTCGATGGAGCGCAGCTTTACGGCCAGTTGTTCCAGCTCTTCGGTATCGAGCCGGCCGAAAGGCTTGCCGGCGATCCGGGGATTCAGGCAAAAATCGTTGACACTTGCCCAGTCCGTGGTGTCGATGCCGATTTTCTGCATGAGTTTCAGACATACGCTCCGGCGGAACCGCAACTCCTCGCGCAGTTTCTTTCGCCATTCGTCCTGCCCGGTCAGCTGTTCCAGAGCGGCGCAGCACTCGTTGTACTCCGCCCGGGTCATCTCGCGCAGGCTCTCGGTGCGATTCCGTGTATATTGCCTCACGATCGAGCGCTTAAATTCTTCCCGGTCGCCGTAATAGGGCACTTTGCCGAATAGGGCGTAAAACCGGGCGAAATTCGTGACAGCCGAACGCAATGGCGCTTGCTCCTTTTGCTGAGGCGCATCCGAATTGGGCTTTGCCAAATTGGTTACTTCCTGTGCCATATCACTTCTTTACTTTTTCCTCGACAGCAAGAATGGCCAGACTTATCATCATAAAATTTACAGCATTCTCGTCGTCATCAAGCAAACTTGTATCAGCAACAACCGGTTCTTCGATCATCGCATTCCATACACTTTCCGTCTCTTCCGTTTTTTTCTTGCTTATCAAGAAGAGGTACGCATCGTATGCGGAACGGTCAAACTCAAATACTAACTTAACTTTTTGTTCTCCATTCATAATATCACTATTTTATAATTATTCAAACAATACTTTAATGCCGCACGAGGAGGCTACGTCGAGCTCGAGCTTGGCTCCCTTCGACAACTCCCAGCCTTGCAGCATATAGATATAATCACAACCGAGCAGCAGGGCGATGTCCGCCCGCATGTGCTCCCGCCAATGCGCCTCGTCCGGCAGCCCGTTCTTGAACGGGTTCACAGGTTCGTAGCCCTTCAAGCTCAAATAGCGCTCGGCTTGATCGAAAGCCTGACGCCTCTCTTCCAAGTCATAATGGGCTATCGCCCCGCTGATGTACACTTTCTTGTTCATTTTTTTCTGTGGTTTTGTCGTTCG